AAGGAGAACACATGAAAAAAACTATCTTGGCACTGGCTTTAGTTTGCGGCAACGCACAAGCCGAGTTCTATACTGGCAACGATCTACTCCAACGGCTTGATTCAGAGAGCCACGGCGAGAAAATGCTGGCGCTTGGCTACGTCATGGGTGTATTTGATGTTGGGCAGTCTGTACTTCACTGCTCTCCAGCTACGGTAACAGCGGGTCAGATACGGGACATGGCAACAGCCTACCTACGCGGCTTTCCTGCAAAGCGGCATAGGAGTGCAGAGTTTTTAATCAATGAGGTATTGGCTGCAACATGGCCGTGCCCCAAAAAAGGCGCTACTCTGTGAACAAGGAGCACACATGACACCGAAATTCATGCAACTGCTCGAACAGTGCGTCCTTGACGGAGTTGTGCTGGGACACAAAAGAGCATACAAGCACAACAGTGCGCCAAGTGAGGCGGATATTAACCAGTCAATTGTCAACGAAGTGCTTACCGAAATACATGAGTGGTTTGCTTTTGATGAAGCCAAACTCAAGGAGAAGAACGATGCAAGTTAAATCTGATGGTGTCGAGATTGACAGCGCAACAAACATGAAAGCCTACGGGGAATGGGTCAGGTTCAAAGACGACGATGGAACTGCCATAAAAATACCTGTGTATCTCATCAGGCGACTGCATGATTTTGCAGTGGCGAACAAGGATGCGTTCTACCCGGAGGCTTGGGAAGAATGAGCAACCCGTACTGGCCCTTCCCCACTGAACTACCCAAGCCCATGCCAAGCAAGCCAATCCCTTTCAACCCCAATAATCATGAGGACGCTCCGTTTTGATTACGCAACATCCAACTAAGCCTGACACGCTAGTCTTCCGCGCCGGTCAGTACAAACTAGACAGCACCGAGACCGCCGCTGTCGCCACCGAGTTCTATTGGCTTCCCATTGACGACAACACCCCTCGCGGCGTCAAGATTCTGCTGCTGGGCCGAGGTGGCGTTGCATCGTTAGGACACTACCACCATAAGCCCGGAGAAACACAGTTCTGGGAGTTTTGGGCGCCACTACCAAAGAAGCCAAAATGATATTTGAGCCTTGCATTCGCGCTATCATGCGCCAGCACTCAGACGGCCTCACATTGATTGAGATAGCCCATCACTCAGGCGTACCATACCGGGCTGTTCACCGAACGGTAACAAGTATGCCTGACGTTTATATCGATAGATGGCTCCAGCCAAAAGGAGTCCATCGTTATCAATCGGTGTGGTGTATTGTCATACCGCCCGAAAATTGCCCACATCCGCGAGAAGGAAACAAATGAACAAAGCACGACAAGCCTTTGAGTCAATGATGGCTACCAAAAACATCATTCCCACATGGGATGGTAAGAAGTACAACACCGCCAATTTACAAACCAAGTGGCGCTATTTTTATATGGGCTGGAAAATGAAAGAAATGAATGAATAAGACTATGAACTTGAACGCACTCCGTATCGACGGAGGCACACAATCACGCCAAGAGATTAATCAAGAAGTAGTGGCAGACTACGCCGAACAGATTACAAGCGGCTCAGAGTTTCCACCCGTTACAGCGTTTTACGATGGGGTTGATTACTACCTAGCCGACGGCTTCCATCGTTACTTCGCCCACAAAAAAGCAGGCAAGGCATCTATCAATGTAGATGTAATTACCGGCACCTTGCGTGACGCTGTACTGCATAGCGTAGGAGTGAATGCTTTACACGGCCTACGCCGAACCAATGCAGATAAGCGCAAAGCAGTTCTTACGATGCTGGATGATCTTGAGTGGCAAGACTGGTCAAACAGTGAGATAGCAAGACAGTGCCACGTGAGCGCACCATTCGTTTCAAACCTGCGAATTGGCGATACGCCCGTGGTGAAAATGAACAGAGGAGGAAAGGAACTGAAGTACACGAAGCCTCAGGAAAAGACGAACCAAAACGTTTACGATCAAGCCGAAGATGCGTTAGAACACTTGAGCCAAGAGAACGACCAGCTTAAAACACGGCTGGCGCTGGCTGCGATGGAAGGCACAGAAGAAGAAAAGGAGATGGCGAAGCAGACCATTGCCGAACTCCAAGATGAAATCAAACTGCTAAAGATTGAATTGTCATCCGTAAAGACAAGCCGCGATGCTTTCCAACGGGAGAACAATGAACTGAAAAAGCAGATAAAGGCGATGCAACGTGCTTCAGCTACGTGACTACCAAAGCGGAGCAATTCAGCAATTACGGGACGGCTTCGCAGCAGGGCATAGATCACAGATTCTTGTAGCCCCTACGGGTAGCGGTAAGACTGAGATTGCCATTGCCCTACTGGAAGCTGCCCGTAAAAAAGGCAGCAGAGCGGCGATGATTCTTGACCGCATCGTTTTGTGCGACCAGACCAGTAAACGATTGGATAAATACAGCATTGACCACGGCGTCTTACAAAGTGGACATTGGAGATACAGACCGCATGAGTTGATTCAGGTTTGCTCTGCCCAGACGCTGGAAAAGCGCGGTTCTTTTCCTGGCCTATCAATCCTGATTGTTGATGAGGTACACCAGCAAAGACGACAAACAATCGAGTTCATCAAAGCTAACCCAGACGTTCGCGTTATCGGACTGACGGCAACACCATTTACCAAAGGATTAGGACAGGTTTACACCAACGTGGTGAGCCCAGTAACAACTAAAGAACTGGTAGCCAATGGTTCTTTGGTGCCGTTGAAAGTATTCGTAGCCAAAGAGATAGACATGACCGGCGCTAAAAAAGTAGCTGGCGAATGGTCGCAGGCAGAAGCAGAAGAACGAGGGATGAAAATAACCGGCGATGTGGTGGCTGAGTGGGTGAAAAAGACCCATGAGATATACGGCAAGCCAATGAAAACGATTGTGTTTGCATCAGGCGTAAACCATGCTGCCGATCTGGCGCGGCAATTTGGTGAACAAGGCTACAACTTTATTGCCATCTCATACAAGGACGACGACCAATATAAGCGGGATGTAATTGAGGACTTCGCAAAACCTGATACAGAAATAAACGGCCTGATCGCCACAGATATTCTTACAAAAGGCTTTGATGTGGCTGACACGCATATCGCCATATCAGCTAGGCCATTCTCTAAATCTTTATCTAGCCACATCCAACAAATGGGCCGGGTTATGCGGCCTCATTCCTCAAAATCTTTCGCTGTTTGGCTTGACCACGCAGGCAACTATCTCCGCTTTCGTGAGGAGTGGGACACTGTTTTTGAGGACGGTGTAAAAGAACTAGACGACGGCGCAGAGAAAGCTAAAAAGGAAAAAACCGACAAGGAAAAAGAAGCGGCCAAATGTCCTAAGTGCGGAGCCTTGTGGAAGGGCGGTGATATGTGCAGCCACTGCGGTTACGTGCGAGAGCGTAAAAGCATGGTTAGCAGCGTACCAGGGGAGTTATCCGAACTAACCGGAGCCATGTCCAAAGATAGCAAACAAGAATTTTGGTCGATGATGATGCACAAGAAACAGTTCTCTGGCTGGAACGAAGGGAGATGCGCTCACACATTCCGCGACAAGTTTGGGATTTGGCCCAAGGGGCTAGACCCTACACCAAAATTTCCATCTATCGAGGTGGAGAAGTTCATAAAATCGCGCATGATTGCGTACCTGAAAAGCAAAAAGAGGGGAATGTGATGGACTTTTTAGACTTTGCACGGGCTCACGGCATACTGATTCAGCACATGCCACGAATAGGTGAATGGATGCGATTTCCAACGGTAGATCATCCGAAAAAACGTAACGGGGCGGTTAAGTGGATGGGCTCATTCGGCTTTGCTCAGAACCACGCCACACAGACGGAAGTAAGCATTTGGCGAAGTGAAGGCGAGGTAACGGTAAGCATGACCCGAGCCATTGAACAGGCCGACAGAGAGATAAAAGACGGCCAGCGAAAGGCAGCAGAAACGGCTAAATGGATAATTGCACAGTGCCAGCATGGAAAGCACGAGTACCTAAAGGCCAAAGGCTTCCCCGACGAACAGGGCTACATTTATGTGAAGGACGGGGTGCAGCTTTTGACCATACCCATGTGGGTTGGTCGGAACTTGGTCGGTGTCCAACTGATAGACCCGGCTGGACAAAAGAAGTTTTTGAAAGGACAAAGAACAAGCAATGCCGAGTTCGTATTCAGCAACTCAGGGCCGCACTATCTCTGTGAAGGCTACGCTACAGCCCTAAGCCTGCGCCACATCCTCAAGAGCCTGAAAAAAACCTACACAATCCACGTATGCTTTTCGGCTGGAAATATGCTTAAGGTAGCGGAGGGACTGACCGGCTTTGTGATTGCCGACAACGACAAGTCAAAAACCGGGGAGGATACAGCCAAGAAAATCGGCTGGCCGTATTGGATGAGCGATGCTATCGGGGAGGATTTGAACGACTTTGCCCGACGAGTGGGATTGTTTCGGGCAGGACAGAACTTGTCTAAGGCGCTAAGTAAGTGAGCGCTAACTTAGTGAACTCCGGCTGAAATCATAAGATCACCGACTGTTAGCTGAGTGGGGTTCTGAGCCTCACAAGCTAGTAAGTTGTTCACTATCTCGCAACCTAGGTCGAAGGCCTTTCCCGGCTGGCCTACAGAGTCAGACTGTATCCAGATATGGCCGTTTTCATCCTCCTGAATGTAGATCAGGAACTTGCTTAATTGATTGGACTTCTGTTTTTTGGGCATGGTATACCTTAGCGGCTGCAAAAATCCATTGTAGAACCTGCTGGCGAGATTCGGCTTCAATCATAAGATCAAACACCAAACCCCGCTTAATGGTGACGATGAAAATCATGTCTTAAAAATCTGGTTAACCGCCCAAACAATCAGGCTGGACAGAAATAAAACACGCTCGAACAATTCAGGCGTCACGACTGAGCCCCGACACCCTAAAGCACCGACCATCCTGACGCTGAACGTCAATAGTCCCGGCACGGTGGATGGCTAAAATTCGGACTCGCTCGTAATGGCCGAATAGGGAAAGCCGGATAAATTGGCCGGGCTTCATTCGTTCCACCCTTTGCAAGCCCTGGACGATAGGTAATAAACCGCGTCAGGCTCTGACAATCGGTACTCCCTGATAGTGTTTAGCGCATCTTTACGGCTGACACACTCGGCCACGGTTTCGCGGTATCCATCGCCTAGTCGCTGAATGTAGATCATGATGCTTCAATCTCCAAAAAATCGCGGATGGCCTGAGCCGCTGCGGTGTTGATGGCGTCAAAATCCACGCCGGATTTTTTCCACACTTCCGTGATTTTCCGGGCGGTAAATTCGGAATGGTCCAGCAAGGCAACCATAATCACCAAGTCACGCCCGGCTGATTTGTAGCCCTTCTCGATGTTCTTGCCGGCTTTGTTTTTCGTGTAGCCATCCACCAATTTATCGGCCCATATCTTGGCCCCATGACCATAGGAGCCATTCAATAGCCAGTCGATGCGATCAACTGCCGTTAGCGGGTCGGGCATATCTCCGCGCCAATCGCCCAGCTTGCGGGCGTTCACAGTGCGGATGAAATTGATGTACTCGCGGTTGTCGTAGTCATTCATGGTTTACTCTTTCGCTTCGGAATTGTTGAACACAAAAACAGTTTCGCCGGTGTCAAGAGCACCGCCCAGCAATTCACCAGACCAACCCATTTTTGCGGCCAGTGCTTCGGCTGCGGCACGGTAAACCGCTTGCCCGCTTAATTCGTGCGGGTATGGGATGTAAAGAGAACCGGCATAGGCCGATGCTTTGATGCGCGAACCCTTGGATTCTGTCGCGGGGATGTACTTGGTTCTAATAGCTTGCATTTTTTACCCTTGGTTAGCTGGCCGGATTGACCCCAAAGCCCCACACGTGAGGCTTTAAGATTTCCCGATCAGATTGGGTCAGTTTGGCTGATGTGAAACACGGTTACAGATCGCGCCAGCTTGCGGGCTTCCCCGGTGTCGGCCTGTTTGGTATCAATCCACGTAACCAGCTTTACCCCATGTTCACCACGTCTCACGGTACGGCCAAGGGCTCGCCATGCGTGGAACGATAGGACATTCTCACGCGGCAGGATATCGGCAGCAGGGATGCCCATTGATAGAAAGCCGTCAAACAGTGCGGAAAAATTAGCCGTCGATTGGCCGTACTTAGCGCGACTAAGTGCGGTCTGTGCAATTTCGGATGAAGTCATATTGTACCTATTGGTTAGAAAGTTAGAGTTTATATCAGCCAGCACCGGGCAGGACAAAAATATGCTAGGGGTTTACCCTAGTAACCTAGCTTCATTCCGGCCAAGTGCGATCAGGCGGCGGGCTTCTGCGCGGTCCTCAATACGTTCGGACTCGATCATCCGGCGTAGGGCTTCGCCTGGGAGGTGGCCGCGCTCGTAGCGGTATCCGGCGTTGATGTAATCGGATTCCGTGTGGTTCATTTGATAGCCTTTTTTGTCAAGTATTCGGCGCGCGCTATTGCAATGGATAGCCCGTCCGGAGTCGGTGCGTAGCTGCTATCCGGGTTGGAGTAAACCGGGCCAGTCCTGAAAACAGTGTAAGACTCTGAGCCCTTCCAGACCCAAACAGGGCCAGAGTCGTAAACAATTTGTGACTCTTTCATGGTGTCAGATTCCAAAAGTAGAGAGCAAACGGCGAAGCGATCAGGCCGGCAAACAGCAGCGCTTGAAATAGTTCGGCAAGGTAGCGCATCACAGATTAAACGGCTTAGCGCCGATGCTGTAGGTATGGCCTTCCTCGTCATGAGTGAGAAACCCGGCGCGGACTAGCTGCCCCATGATCTGGTTGAATTGGTTCAGGGTGCATCCTTGGCCCATTAGGGCGGCATACATGGGACCAGCGGGAGCCTCGCCCACTTCGCGGACGGCTTCGACGATGGAACGGGCGATAGCCCTAACGGCTTGAATCTGTTGCGGTGTCATTTGTTACCCTTTGGTTAGTGATGCGGATTGCATCCCATAGCGCCCGGTGAGACGCTACAGGATGGAATCAGGTTTTCATCATCTTGCGCAGAGCCCTAAGTAGGTGGCGATCCGTTACTGTTATTTTTTCCTCTGTCCGAGGGCCGGAGCCTAAAAGCTGGCCATGGTCGGCCACGGTGTTCCTGGCGTAAGAGCCCAGGAAATAAACCCGCGCCTTTTGGGTTCCAAACCAATCAGCCCCGGCAAAGTAGCCGGAAGAAAGAGACTGGATCATAGCGCGTGCTGTGTTGATGTTCATTTTTACCCTTTAATCTGTCGCTGCCAATCAGTGACATTGGTTAGTATTATGCCTGCCAGCATATGCTCTGCACTAGGTACAAACCCTAACAAAAGCACAATTAAAACTATGGGGAATCGGTGGTCTATAGGTTTTCCCTATTTGTTCCGGTAGAATCGCGGCCATTGTTGCGGCCATCCTGGCGGCGGCGGTATTAACAGAGCGAAGCGGAACAGCACCACATGAAGCCAATTAGTCGTAAGGCACTAAGGGAAGGAATAGAGACAACCCCAATAGCTGCCATCTTAGGTAAAGGCGTTTCCGACCAATTGACACACAAGCAAAAGACATTTGCAAGGGAGGTAGCTATGGGAGCGACTAAGGCCAGCGCATACCGCAAGGCGTATAAACCAGACGCAAGCAAGCGAACCCTAGCCGGTGCGCCTTATGAACTATCTAAAGACCCGCGCATATCCCGCGAGATCGAAGCGTATCAACTGGCAATAGAGGCGGCACAACATAGAACCCCCTCTGCCCTCCGTGAATTAGTGATCTCCGGCCTCGTAGAAATCGCCCTTTCACCCGACACAAAGGACGCTGTAAAGGTGCAAGCCCTGCGCACCATCGGCACCATAACAGAGGTGAGCGCCTTCACCGAACGTAAAGAGGTTAGGACCATCTCATCGTCAGAGACTGCCAAGGCCTCTATCCTGGCGCAGCTACAAACACTCATGCAAGGCGAGATAACAGACGTCACTAGCACCGATGCAGATAGCTTACTTGCAGAACTGCGACCAATGAGCGAACCCGCGACGCTACCCGAGAGCGAACCCGAGAGTGCGCCTGACGCAGACCCACCCGTGGGGGGAGGGGGCGCTGATGGTTCGGGAGTCCCACTGCCTTGAACATAGTATTCCTCACAAAGTGCCACAAGTTCCTCAAATTCCCCACTTACAGCAACCCACCCCCTTCCTTTCCCAACCAAACACCCTCCGGTAGTATAAAAATTTCCAAAATAATTCCTGACTGCTATGTATGGTTATTGCTCTTTTTCAACACAAAAACAACATCGATCTGAAACGTTTCAGATCAAACGAAACAAAAGTGCAGATACGTGCAGGTGTTTTGTGAAAGTTGAAACTAAATCTCAGAAACCATTGACAGTGCTGATTAATGGTGCTATGAACATCAATCGCGGCAAGGTTAGTTATGAAGATAGTCTGGAGAGAATTGTGACCAATGCCCAAAGGGAAGTGTTTCTTTGTATCGATGAGTATTGGAAGAAGTTCTACTTTGCTCCCTCGTTAAGAGAAATAGCTAAGATGAGGGGTAAAAGTGGATTGGGGAATACTAAGGTGATCGTTGACCGACTTGTTGAGTTGGGTGTACTTAAACGGCTAAAGGGTAGAGCCCGAAGTGTTCGTCCCTGTTACATTAATTTTCGCAACGTAGAATGAACCTCGACGCTTTACTGGCTAAGTTGCCTCTACACGAACAAGAGTCTTTGCTGGCTCAGGTTCAGACCTATAGAGAAGCCGTAGATAGGGAGAAAGCCCAGAAGTCATTCATGGCCTACGTCAAAATGATGTGGCCGGGTTTTGTGCATGGTCGTCACCACGCTGTGATGGGGAAGAAGTTCGAAGAGATTGCCGAAGGAAAACTGAAGCGGCTAATTATCTGTTTAGCTCCACGGCATGCTATAATGACTAGCATGAAAATACCTACTTTTGATGGCATGAAAACAATGGCCGATTTGCAAGTTGGCGATTATGTTTTTGGCCCTGATGGAAAACCTACGCTTGTGCTTGGAAAATCTGAGGTATTTAAAAATCGCCAGTTATACAAAGTAACGACCGACGATGGATTCAGTCTTGTCGTAGATGGCGAGCATTTGTGGACTGCCAGCCTAAGCCGAAAAATACGTAAATTTTTTGATTACACAACAGAGCAGTTGTGGGAGCGCCAAAACGGTGTGATGTACCGAGCATCAAACAAAACAAAGGTTATTAAGCGGCAGAACAAAATTTGTGATCCTTCTCAGGTACGGATGCCAATGCTTCCTAGTATGGCAGCGGTTGAAAGACCGGAAGCAAATCTTCTAATTGACCCATACGTACTTGGTGTATGGCTTGGAGATGGGTCTAAGCATCAAGCCATTATCACGTGCGCTGATAACGATGCCGTATTTATAAGGCCTGAAATTGAAAGACGCGGTTATACAACAACGGATCAATCTACAAGGTATACCTTTGGCATTCTTGATTTAAAAATAAAGTTGCGTGAGCTTGGCGTACTTAGCAACAAACATATACCTGAGCAATATTTAACAGCTTCAATCCAACAACGGCGCGACCTTCTTAAAGGTTTAATGGATACGGATGGCTGTGTTTCAAAAGCTGGACAGTGTTACTGGATGCAAAGCAACAAACCGTTAATTGACCAAGTGCGAATTTTGTTAGCAAGTCTTGGAATTAAAAATTCCGTAAGCGTGTCAGACGCAAAAATTGGCAACAAATCTTATGGTGACACGTGGCGAATTACGTTTTATGCTCATGATGTTTGCCACCTACCACGCAAAGAAAAGCGAGCGCGTCTAGCAAAAGGCGATAGATTTGGTCGTTACATTAAAGTTGAAAAATTAGATCAAACCGGAGATACACAGTGCATTAAAGTTGAACGTGATGATGGTTTGTTTATGGCTGGCGAAGGCCACATCATTACTCACAATACAAAATCCGAGTTTGGCTCTTTTTTACTTCCATCTTGGTTCCTTGGAAAATTTCCAGATAAAAAAATCATTCAGACTTCTAACACGGCTGACCTCGCTGTGGGTTTTGGCCGTAAGGTGCGAAACATTGTTGACTCGGAGCAGTACAAAAAAGTATTCCCCGATGTGGGTCTGAGGCAAGACAGCAAAAGTGCCGGTAGGTGGGCGACTAATAAGAACGGCGATTACTTCGCTATTGGTGTAGGGGGTACGGTTACTGGTAAGGGCGCTGACCTGCTTATCATTGACGACCCTCATTCAGAACAGGAAGCAAAACTCGCGGCTTCTAACCCTGAGATATTTGATAACACTTACGAGTGGTACACCTCTGGCCCTCGTCAGCGTCTCCAACCTGGCGGGGCCATCGTAGTCATCATGACTCGTTGGTCGAAGCGAGATCTCGTAGGCAGAATCTTAAAAGATGCCATGTCTCGGGGAAAAGATGAAGAGTGGGAGATCATTGAGTTCCCTGCAATCATGCCTTCGGGTAATCCACTCTGGCCTGAATTCTGGTCACTTAAAGAACTCGAAGCCCTACGCGAAGAACTTCCTGCTGGTAAGTGGAACGCTCAGTACCAACAGAACCCAACCTCAGAAGAAGGCGCTTTAGTTAAACGTGAGTGGTGGAAAATCTGGGAGAAAGACGATCCACCGCCGTGCTTTTACATTATTCAGTCGTGGGATACAGCCTTCACAAAGAACGAAAGAAGCGACTTCTCGGCATGTACCACTTGGGGATTGTTTCACCTGAACGACGATGAGAATGATGTAAATATTATCCTCTTGGATGCTTTTCAGAAACGAATGGAATTCCCTGAGTTAAAAAGAAAAGCATTGGAGATGCACAAAGAGTGGGAGCCTGATACTTGTATTATTGAGGCCAAAGCGGCTGGGGCTCCTTTGGTATTTGAGATGAGGGCAATGGGTGTTCCGGTTGTAGAATACACGCCAACTCGGGGGACTAAAGCTGCCCCCAATGACAAGATTGCTCGATTGAACTCTATCTCTGATGTATTCAGTTCTGGAAAAGTGTGGGCTCCTGAGACTCGCTGGGCTGACGAAGTGAGAGATCAGATTGCTGCTTTCCCAAATTCAGATCACGATGACTTGCTTGATTCCTCAGTTCAAGCAATTATGAGGTTTAGGCAAGGTGGGTTTATTCGGCTAAACTCAGATGAGCGCGATGAACCTCGCGGGTTCCGCAAGAAAATGAGCTACTACTAGGATTCCTATGGCTACTAATATTGACAAAGCCCTTTACGCTGCTCCGCTTGGAGTGGATAACATTGTTCCCGATGATTTTGATACGGGAGCGGCGGAGTTGGAAATTGATATTGTTGATCCAGAGATGGTCACTTTATCAGACGGTAGCGTAGAGATTACCCTTATCCCAGATGCAGAACTTGGTGAAGGATTTGGTGATAATCTTGCGGAGTTTATGGACGAAAAAGACTTGGCTAGTCTGTCGTCCGAGCTTCTAAGTTTAGTAGATGCAGACATTGCCGCTCGAAAAGACTGGGTTGAGGCTTACGTCAAAGGACTAGAAGTCCTTGGCATGAAATACGATGAGCGAACTGAGCCGTGGAGTGGCGCTTGTGGTGTTTACTCTACAGTTTTGACCGAAGCTGCCATCCGTTTTCAGGCGGAAATGGCTACCGAAACCTTCCCAGCGCAAGGCCCGGTCAAAACTCAGATTGTTGGCGCTATTAACAAGCTGAAAGAGGATGCTGCTGCGCGAGTTCAAGAGGATATGAACTACCAGATTCTGGAAAAGATGCCAGAGTATCGGCCTGAACACGAAAAAATGCTGTTTAACCTCGGCCTAGCTGGCGCAGCGTTTAAAAAAGTCTACAAAGACCCGGCACTGGGTCGGCAAACTTCCATTTTTGTACCGGCAGAAGAGATCATTATTCCCTACGGTGCATCAAGCGCACAAACTTCAGAGCGCGTTACTCATGTAATGCGTAAAACTGAGAATGAAGTACGCAAATTGCAGGTTGCCAAGTTCTATCGAGAGGTAGATTTGGGTGAGCCGGTGCATATTTCCACCGATGTAGAAAAAAAGAAAGCCGAAGAGCAAGGCTATAGCGTTACCGATGACGATAGGTTTCAACTATTGGAGATTCACGTTGATTGGGACATGCCCGGTTACGAGGATGAGGACGGAATCGCACTACCGTATGTAGTTACTATTGAACGCGGCACCACTGAAGTCCTAGCCATCCGGCGTAATTGGAATGAAGACGATGAATTTAAGATTCGTCGCCAGCATTTTGTCCAATATACCTATATCCCCGGATTTGGCCCTTATGGCTTCGGGCTTATTAACCTAATTGGTGGGTATGCCCGTGCAGGTACGTCATTGATCCGCCAATTGGTGGATGCAGGTACGTTGTCTAACTTGCCGGGTGGCTTGAAAACTAAAGGCTTGCGGATTAAAGGCGACGATACTCCTATTTCTCCCGGCGAATTTAGGGATGTGGACGTTGCTTCTGGAACCGTGCGTGACAATATCATGCCGCTTCCATATAAAGAGCCAAGTCAAACCCTATTGGCTTTGTTGAATCAAATTACTGACGAAGCCCGACGACTGGGCGCTATCTCTGATATGAAAATCAGCGATATGTCAGCACAAGCACCCGTTGGTACTACGCTGGCTTTGTTGGAACGTACTCTTAAAACCATGAGCGCGGTTCAGGCTCGGGTTCACGCCTCAATGAAGCAAGAGTTCAAACTCCTTGCTGAGATTATTGGGGATAACGCACCAACTGATTATGAATATGACCCGGCTAAAGGTGATCGCAAAGCCAAACAAAGCGATTACAGTTTGGTTGAAGTTATTCCTGTCAGCGATCCCAATAGCGCCACGATGGCTCAAAGGATTATGCAGTATCAAGCTGCAATCCAATTGGCTCAAGGTGCACCACAAATTTATGATTTGCCGCAACTACATCGGCAAATGCTGGAAGTGTTGGGTATTAAGAACGCAGAGAAACTTGTGCCCATTGAAGATGACATGACGCCTCGTGATCCAGTATCCGAGAATATGGCATTCCTCACAGGTAAACCCACCAAAGCATTTATGGTGCAAGACCACGATGCACATATCGCCGTTCATACATCCATGATGCAAGACCCGCTATTAATGGCGCAAATTGGTCAAAGCCCACAAGCCGCCAAAATGCAAGCGGAAATCATGGCGCACGTATCAGAACACCTGGCTTTTGCTTACCGCAAGAAAGTTGAAGAGCAATTGGGCGTACCAATGCCGCCACCCAATGAGCAACTTCCGCCCGAAGTTGAAGTGCAGTTGTCTAAGATTGTGGCTCAAGCTGCTGCGCAAGTGCTGGCTCAAAGCAAAGGGCAAGCCCAGCAACAGCAAGCACAGCAAGCGGCACAAGACCCATTGGTTCAAATTCAGCAGGCTGAGTTGAAAATCAAAGATCGTGACTCTCAAACTAAAACCGCAAAAGTGCAGGGCGATTTGATGGTGAAACAAGCCGAACTGGCTTTGAAGCAACAAGAAATGGCATCTAAGATTGGGGAAACCCCAGAGATGATGCAACAACGACAAATGCTTGAGATTGCACAACAACAGGCGCAAATGGAAATGATGCAGCAAAAGCATGCTCAAGAGTTGCAGCAAAGTCAGCAAAAACACAATCAAAGTTTGCAACAGCAACAAGAGCAAGCACATTTGAAAATGCTTCAAACCAACAAACCATTAGCACAAAATGACTGAACTTGACTTAATTGAAAAGAAGCTCAAGGAGCATGAGGGACATTATGTTGCTGCATTAACTCGCGGCAACTGTAAGGACTTTGGTGAGTACCAAAGAATTTGCGGGGTTATCCACGGTCTTAACCTTGCAAGTAATGAGTTAGAAGACCTGCGAAAGAAATTGGAGAAATCTGAAAATGACTGAACTTCTAATTGGGCAAACTCTTGATCCTACCGGGCCAGTATCCGTACTGCCCGGAAGTGCGGAAGAGAAAGCCAAACAAGTTCCGGACCCGTCCACATATCACCTTTTGTGTGTACTGCCTGAAATTGACGAGAAGTATGACAGTGGTTTGATTAAAGCAAGCCAAACACAGATGTATGAAGAACTTCTATCACCTGTGCTATTTGTCATCAAAATGGGACCAGACGCCTATAAAGATGCCAAACGTTTTCCTAATGGGCCATCGTGCAAGGTAGGCGATTTTGTTTTGGTGCGACCTAATACGGGAACACGAATCAAAATTCACGGCCAAGAAATGCGAATCATCAGTGATGAAGCAGTCGAAGCCACTGTCCAAGACCCAAGAGGTTTGAAGCGCGTATGAATACCCGCATATGCCGAAAATGCAACATTGAAAAAGATGTTTCTTTGTTTATATGCTTGCAATGCAAAGAATGTCGAAATGCTCAGGTAAGAGTTAGACGTAAATTGCATCCAGAAGCATATTTAGAAGCAAAACGTAAATACTATGCTTCAGAAAAAGGTAAGGCTTCAAAAGCACGAGAGGATGCAGCTTACATTGCATCTGGTGGAAGAGCAAAATCAAATGCTCGCCGTGCAGCCAAACCTATTTCCGAAGCTAGGCAAAATATACGTCTTGCTTACCAATTAGCTTGCAAAAAAGCAAATCAAGAATTGGACGAATTTTCAAAATTTGTTTTGCTGGAAGCTGTGCGTTTGCGAAAGTTGCGCGACAAAATAACTGGAATTAAATGGCATGTAGATCACATCCATCCAGTATCAAAAGGCGGCGTTGGTACTTTTGACAACATTCAAGTTGTTCCTGCAATTTGGAATAGGAAAAAATCTAACAAACACTCTGAGCATTTTTTTGCTCATGCTTAAGGAAAAATCATGCACAACATTACCTCACCACGTACTGACGACCACGGCATTGAAGCTGAAATCCAAGCCAAGGGCCTGACCGCCCCACGGGTTACACCTAGTAATATTGAAGAAAACATTTGTTACGAAACATACTTTACCGCAGCCGAAGGCGCTCTTCAGGCAGACGGTGATGCAGGTGACAAAGCATTGGAGTTATTGACATTTTGCGTGCTGGTCCTGCGCAACGGCTTCACTGTCACTGGCGAATCAGCCTGCGCCAGCCCGGAAAACTTTGATGCCGAGATTGGCCGCAAAATTGCGCGCGCAAACGCAGTTGACAAAATTTGGCCATTAATGGGTTACGCGCTTAAACAAAAATTGAGTGAAGGAGCGTAATCATGATGGAAAAAGTTGAATTTGAATTCCCTGACGAGATTGAAGCAAAGAATCCTCGTGAGGGTGGCAAGGTAGTAACTCCTGAGCCTGAAATTGAAATTGTCGATGACACGCCAGAAGCTGACCGCAACCGAAAGCCAATGGCAGAAGCGCCGATAGACCCTACCGATGATGAGCTTGAAGCGTATTCTGAGAGCGCCAAGAAACGAATCAAGCACTTTACCAAAGGTTATCACGAAGAGCGCCGAGCCAAAGAAGCGGCTTTGCGTGAGCGTGAAGAAGCTGTTCGTGCCGCTCAGATCATTGCTGAAGAGAATCGAAAACTCAAAGGCTCTTTGAATCAAGGCCAACAAGCACTACTTGAGCAAGCCAAAAAAGTAGTTGCAAATGAACTTGAAGAAGTTAAGCGCGAATATAAAGCGGCTTATGAATCTGGAGATTCCGATGCGTTAATTGCAGCGCAGGAGAAAATGACTTCGGTAAAAATGAAAGCGGAGCGGGTTAATAACTTTAAACCTACCCCTTTACATGATGAAAAACCTGTGGTACAAACGCCACAAGCTGCTCCTGTTGATAAAAAAGCAGAAGCATGGCAGCGAGATAATGACTGGTTTGGCTCTGATGATGAAATGACCAGCTTTGCACTTGGCTTACATAATAAGTTGGTGAAGAGCGGAGTTGATCCACAATCTGACGAGTATTACGAAAAAGTCAATTCTCGTGTGCGGCAAGTGTTTCCAGAGAAATTCAACTCAGAGGAAACCGCTGATGCTCCTACTCAGCGCACAAACAAAACGAATGTGGTTGCACCGGCCACGCGAAGCACTGCGCCCCGAAAAGTCGTACTTACGCAAACTCAAGTGAATATCGCCAAAAAGCTAGGCGTTCCTTTGGAACTCTATGCTCGTAAGGTTGCTGAAGAAATGAGGAAATG